AGAACCTTGGTGAAGAACTGTAAATGGTGTGAAAATAAATTTAAAGCAAAAGTAACATATCAGATATATTGTTCTGAGGAATGCAGAGAGTCTGCAACTAAAGAAAAAATTGCTGAAAGATATGTTATTTCACGTAGACAAAAAAGAATTGGTAAGACTAGAAAGTGCAAAAATTGTGGTAATGATTTGTCAATATATAATGATGAACCAATATGTACTTTTTGTTTAATTAATCCAGTAGAAGTTGTTAAGGCTTTAAAGAAAATGAGGATTATTATTAATGACAAAGAATAAATGGGGCCTAGAGATTATGCCTAATAATATTTGTGCAATAGATGCAAGCACAAATAGTTTGGCTTTTTCTGTTTATAGTAATAAACAACTTAGTTTTTTTGGAAAGATTAATTTTACTGGTAATACAACATATGAAAAGGTTGGGGATGCTTGCATAAAGACTCAGGCACTATTTGATCTTTATGATATAGATGCTGTGGTTATAGAGCATACAGTGTTTATGAATAGTCCAAAGACTGCTGCAGATCTAGCCCTTGTACAGGGGGCCATTATAGGTGCTTTAAAAGTTTGCGGGGTATCAACAATAGGATCAGTGTCACCAATTACATGGCAAAACTTTATAGGTAATAAGAAGATATCAAAAGAAGAAAGAATATTAATTGCAAGTCAAAACCCTAGCAAATCAGAGTCTTGGTATAAAACATATGAAAGAAATTTAAGGAAAGAAAGAACTATAAGGTTTGTTAATACTATATATGATAAAAACATAAGTGATAATGATGTTGCTGATGCTTGTGCTATAGGTCATTGGGCTATTAATAATTGGAACAAAGCGATGAGGATTGAGGAGTAATGCCAGAGTTAAATGCAAACATTCCACCCATAGAATGTTATGTTAGGGGTAATTTTTTAAGAGACCAACAAGACTCTCATGATCAATATTTTCCTGTGGTAATTTTTGGTGTGTCAAGTATAAAGTCACGAAGTCCGTTGTTTCATTTCTTGATGGAAGATGGTGGACTTTGGTGGAGAATGCCAATTAATGCTTTTTGTACTAAACCAGATACCCCAGAACAACCACTATATAATTTAGTTCTTTGGAATTCATTTAGTCCACATATATCAGTAACTAAGTTTGAAAATTTAAGTAACATGAAGATGTCTTATTTAGACAGAACTAAGCAAAATATATTTGGAAAGTACTTGTTTACTTTAGACTGGCATAATCCAGATAGTAATATATTGAATGATGGATACTCTGAAAACCCAGGTCAACATAAGTGTGGGCATGTTATTCAGCGTGATGATGGCAACTTTGCTATACAGCCAAATAATAGGGTTCGTTTATACGAGCCATCGTTTGTTACTAAAAAATCATTAGTGATAGATAGATTAATCAATACAAATGCTTGGGATGTTGAGGGGTACAATAAGTGGATTACAGAAGACTCTAATGCCTATAACTATGATATTATTGACACAGAGGATAAGGAATAAGATGGCTTCTGGTAAAATGTATAGTAGCGAAGTTTTTATGCGTAAGAGATATCTTATGGATAGAAAATCACCAGAAGAAATTGCCAAGGAGTGTGGATGTAGTGTTGAAACAGTATACGTTTACTTGGCTAAGTTTGGATTAAGGAAATCAAAAAGATGAACATTTCAACTCAACATACAATTGCTGATGTTTGTGATAATATAAAAAATATGCTTATTGAAAAAAATAAATCATACGGAGATTCTGCCCTTGATCCAATTAGAATATTTTCTAAAGCAAGTTCAGATGAGCAGATAAAAATAAGAATTGATGATAAGTTGTCTAGGATATCTAGAGGTTCTGAATTTTATGGAGACAATGATTTAGATGATTTAATTGGATATTTAATTTTACTTAAGGTTTCAAAAGTTTACAACAAGGGAGAGTTATAAAATGAAAGATCAATTTGATCCTAAAGAAAAAAGAACAGAAGAAGAAATGTACGACAATCTGTTTAACTATAACGAACAAAATAGAAAATATCAGGCTTTGCCAAAACAAGATGGTGTTAACCTGTATGAAAGCCTTAATAGTGAGTTTACCAAAACTGCAAAACAAAGTTATAAGACTTTACTACAAAATGAAAAAGTAGAACTTCCATTTTCAAGACAGTTAACTGGATGGAATAATTTAATTGAAGGATTGTATAGAGATTCTAAAAAACTAGATGATAGCCAACTATGGGTTGATTTTCCAGAAGATGGTTTTGTTCCTAATAAACAAGGGTACAGATCAGATGAGTTTAAAAAAGATCATGAAGGAAAGCATGTTTTATTTAACGGTTGCTCTGTAACTTATGGACAAGGATTATATACAAATGAAACCTGGTCTTATTTGTTGCATAAACTAATGTCAGAAAAAGAAAAGGTTTCTGGTTATTATAATATTGGTACTCCAGGAAAAAGCATATTTGATATTGTTGCAAGTACATTTAAGTATATCGATAAGTATGGCAATCCAGATGTAATATTTTTAGATTTACCAGATCTTAATAGGTTCTATGCATTAAACTCAGATAGTACTTCGGAGTTTGATAAGCCTATGGGGCCAAGTGATACTTTTTATGCAATTAATGATAACTATAGACATTCAATTGTAAAACAAGACACAACCTTGTCAGTATTTGTTCATACATTATATATTTATATGTATCAGTATTTAATGTTTTTAGACATATATTGTAAGTCACATAACATAGAACTATATATATTTTCTTATGTTAGAGGAACCGATGCATTTTTAAGGTTATGTAATTTAGATAATTATTTTGTAACTACTGACTCAGAACAAATGCAACAAATTGAACAAAGAGTATTTGATTATACAGAAAATCATAAAGATGATAAGTATACAATGATTGCTAGAGATGGCAGACATTACGGTACAGCGTTTCATTATGTTTGGGCAAATATGCTGTATGACATATATAAGGAAAAAAATAATGTCAACTGAGCAAGATTTGGTGCAACATTTAGATCAGGTAAACAAAGTTGTTGAAGAATATTTAAAGGGAAATGATCCTACAAGAATATCTAAACAACTTGCAATACCAAGACAACAAGTGGTTAGTTTAATTAATGAGTGGAAAGTCATGGCTTCCGCTAATGACGCCATTCGTGCTAGAGCAAAAGAGGCACTAGTAGCAGCAGATACTCACTATAGCAAACTAATAACAAAGGCTTATGAGGTTATTGAAGATGCAACAACAACGGCTAACCTAAATGCAAAAAGTCAGGGAATTAAGTTAGTATTAGACATTGAGTCTAGAAGAATTGACATGTTACAAAAAGCGGGGCTTTTAGAAAATAAAGAATTAGCAGAAGAGATGGTACAGATAGAAAGAAAACAAGAGGTACTTATGAACATATTAAAAGATATTGCTTCTGAGTATCCACAAGTACGTGACGAAATCATGAGACGACTTTCAAGCATTGCCAGAGAAAGCGAAGTGGTTACCGTTGTCCATGATGTTTGATGATTTTTTAGAAGTATTAAAAGATAATCCATTTGAAGAAATTCCAGTAGACGCTAAAACATTTATTGAGCACGAAGACTATTTGGGACAACCTGCACTATCTAAAATTCAGTATGACATAGTTGAGGCTATGAGTCAGATTTATAGAAAAGAAGATTTGATAGATTTGTTGGGTGAAAAAGAAGGTACAGAATATTATAATAAGTATACTAAAAATGAAATCATTCTTCAGTTAGGTAAGGGTAGTGGTAAGGATTTTACTTCTACAGTTGCTTGTTCTTATATTGTTTATAAGTTACTTTGTTTAAAAGATCCCGCTAAATATTTTGGTAAACCATCAGGAGATGCTATTGATTTAATTAACGTTGCTATTAACGCACAACAGGCTAAGAACGTTTTCTTTAAAGGTTTTAAAACTAAGATTGAAAAGTCTCCATGGTTTATAGGAAAGTTTTATGCAAAGGCAGATAGCGTAGAGTTTAATAAATCTATTACAGTTTATTCTGGACATTCAGAAAGAGAATCACATGAGGGTTTAAACCTTTTGCTTGCAGTGCTTGATGAGATTTCTGGTTTTGTTTCTGAAGTTGGCACAGGAAATGAACAAGGTAAGACTGCAGAAAATATTTATAAAGCATTTCGCGGCTCAGTAGATTCTCGTTTTCCAGATTTAGGGAAAGTTGTATTGTTATCTTTTCCAAGGTATGTAGGAGATTTTATATCTCAAAGATATGATGATGTTGTTTTAGAAAAAGATGTTATTGAAAAAAATCATAAGTTTATTTTAAATCCAGCATTACCAGAAGATGAAGTAGGAAACACATTTGAGATTTCGTGGGAAGAAGATGAAATTGTTTCATATAAGTATCCTGGAGTATTTGCATTAAAAAGACCAACATGGGAAGTTAACCCAACTAGAAAGATTGATGACTTTAAGTTAGCCTTCTATACAGATCTTGGGGATGCAATGATGCGTTTTGCATGCGTTCCAACCTATTCATCAGATGCGTTTTTCAAGCAGGCAGAAAAAGTTAGAGCCTGTATGACTGGTAGAAACCCTATAGATAATTTTAAAAGATTTGATGAAGCCTTTAAACCTGATCCAGATAAGACCTATTATGTTCACGCTGACTTGGCACAAAAGCATGACAAGTGTGCTGTAGCCATTGCTCACGTAGAAAAGTGGGTTAACGTTCAAGTAATCAAAGATTACGAACAGGTTGCTCCTATTGTTGTTGTGGATGCAGTGGTTTGGTGGGAACCTAAAGTAGAAGGTCCAGTAAACCTATCAGAAGTAAAGCAATGGATTCAAAACTTAAGAAGAACTGGTTTTAATATAGGTTTGGTAACATTTGATCGTTGGCAATCATTTGATATTCAAAATGAACTAAAGGCAGTTGGAATGAGAACGGATACTGTTTCAGTTGCTAAAAAGCATTATGAAGATATGGCAATGCTTATTTATGAAGAAAGATTAGTAATGCCTTCAATTGAATTATTGTTTGAAGAGTTAACTGAGTTAAAAATTATGAAGAATGATAGAGTTGATCATCCTCGTAAAAAGTCTAAAGACTTAGCGGACGCAGTTTGTGGTGCTGTATTTGGTTCAATTGCTAACACTCCAAAAGATATTGATTTAGAAGTTGAAGTTCATACTTTTGCAGATAGACCTAAATCAGATAGATCAAAAGAACTGTTTGTTAACAACAATGTGATTAGACCAGAACCACCAAAAGAAGCACTTGAATACCTAGATCAGTTTAAACTAATCTAATAAAATGTTATAATAGTACTATCTCACATTGGAGGTAGTTATTAAATTAATAACTTTAGGACTCTTCGCAGAGCAATTTTTGTCTTTATAGTATCGTTCATACTATTTCTTTCTTGCATGCCACAACAGGCTCAGGCAAACGTAGCACCATGTGACACCTATCAGGTAAACGGTGGAGATCAAGCATTTTTAATGAATTTAAATACACCTCTTGAATGGGGTGGAACAGTTTATACAAATAATATTTATGTAAGTCCAAAAGGAACAATTACATTTGGCGTAGGAGATTATACATTCTGGACCTTTCCACCAAGTCCATCTATATCAATTGGTTCTTGGGACTATCATGCTTTTTCTAATACACCAGGTGCTCAATGGGATCCAGGTTGGGGTGTAGGAAAAGATTTATATGTAAGATATGGATCAACTGCAACATCTATATGTGTTGATTGGAAAGTAATGTTGTGGGGTCAAACAACTGGAGATCCTGTTTATATTAGAATGTTAGCAGAAGTAAATCCAGTTAATTATACTTGGACTCCAA